AACCCCTCTTCGCAAGTTGCGCGTATCGGCAACTGTGGGCGGAGTAGGCTATTTCTTATTTTCTGGCTATACAACAGATTACAAGTATTTTTACGATCAGGCTGAGAATGTCGGTTATGTAGATCTGACCTGCACAGATGCTTTTAGACTTATGCAACAGGCAACCGTCACAACCGTTGCAAGCGCTACGGCTGGACAGGCTACTGGCACTCGCATAGGCAAGATTCTCGATCAAGTCTCCTGGCCAGCGTCTATGCGCACGATTGATACCGGTGATACAACTTGCCAAGCCGATCCTGGAACATCTCGCACAGCTCTTGACGCTCTAAAGAACGCAGAGTTTTCAGAACAAGGCGCGTTCTATATTGACTCAGAAGGAACAGCCAATTTTCTTAGCCGTACAAATGTGATAAAGAAATACGGCGATACTCCAATCGAGTTCAACCAAAGCGGTGGAATCCCTTACACAAACCTAGTCTTTGCCTTTGATGACAAATTGATCATCAACAGCGCTGGAATGACTATTGTCGGCGGCACTCAGCAAGTCTCAGAGAACGCGACCTCAATCGCTAAATACTTTTCTCATCAACTAAATGAATCCAATTTAGTAGCCCAAACAAACGCAGACGCTTTAAACATCGCCAAGATATATGTGGCAACTAGGGCCGAAACAACTATTCGCATCGATTCTATGACTGTCGATTTACTTGATCCAGCAGTCCCAACGGCCACGATGCTCAACCTTGATTACTTCTCAAATCTAAAGATTACGAACGTACAGCCAGATGGCTCAACAATCGTTAAGACACTACAAGCGCAAGGACTGGACTGGAATATAACGCCTAATTCTATGAAGGTAACTGTGACAACACTTGAACCAATAGTCGAGGGCTTCATCATAGGCTCGGCTATATCAGGTATAATCGGCACTAACATAATGGCGTACTAGGAGATATAAATGGCAACAGGCTTTCCAGCAGCTACAGGCGATGTCCTAAGCGCGGCTATGTTTAACGGGTTAGTAGCGTTTACGCTTAACGCTCAGACAGGCACTACGTACACAACAGTCTTAGCAGACTCTTATCAGACTTTGATCACTCAGAGCAACGCGTCTGCAAATGCAATTAAGATACCAACTAACGCTTCTGTAGCCCATCCAATCGGCACAGTAATCACAGTACTTAATATAGGCGCTGGTCTCTGCACAATCTCAGCAGTTACCTCAGGCACAACTACAGTACTTTCAGCCGGTGCAACTGCGGCTGCTCCTACGCTTGCTCAATACAAGTCAGCAGCTTGCATTAAGACTGCAACTGATACTTGGTATGTCGTGGGTGCAATAGCCTAATGATTGCTAATGTAATATCTGGCGTACTTGGTGTAACGGAAGTTCCATCCGTTGCGCAGTATTTAGTCATTGCAGGCGGCGGTGGCGGTGGATACATCGGCGGTGGCGGCGGAGCAGGCGGTTATCGCTGTTCTGTAACTGGTGAAACTTCTGGCCGTAATACTTCAGCCGAAAGCGCTTTTACTTTCACGCGAGGAACTGCATATACATTAACAGTTGGCGCAGGTGGTTCAGGTGCGACAGGTGGAGCAGAAGCAACTATTGGAAGTAACAGCGTATTTGCAACCATAACTTCAACAGGCGGCGGCCGAGGTGGTAGAAATAACGCTAGTTCCGCGCAAGAAACAGGCGGAGATGGTGGCTCAGGCGGCGGTGCTGGTCAAGACGGTACGAATGCTCGTGTAGGTGGCAACGGTACGGCGGCACAAGGTTTTGGTGGTGGAAATAACGCTCAAGGAACTTCAGACGGTGGCGGTGGTGGTGGTGGTGCTGGCGCAGCTGGAACTAACGGATCTGTTCTAGGCGGCGGTAACGGTGGAGCAGGTTTATCAAGTTCTATAACAGGATCAGCGGTACAACGCGGCGGTGGCGGCGGTGGCGGATCAACCGGTGGGATCGCAAGTACTGCTTCATTTGGTGGTGGTGCTGGAACTAACTCAAGCACAACAGGCGCAGCTGGAACTGTAAACACAGGCGGTGGCGGCGGAGCAGGCGGCTTTGGTCCTAGCGCGGGTAACGGTGGCGCAGGTGGTCGCGGAATAGTTGTTTTGCGTTTTGCAGATAGCCTTGCAAACATCGCAACAATAAGCGGCGGTTTAACTTATTCTGGTCCAGTAACTTCAGGTGGATACAAGATTTATACATTTACTGATGGAACAGGAACGGTTACCTTTTAATGGCATATTACGCGTTCTTAGATGATAACAATGTTGTAACAGAAGTTATTGCTGGCAAAGATGAAACTGAACTTATTGAGGGCTTAGACCCTGAAACTTGGTACGGTAATTTTAGAGGTCAGAAATGCGTTCGGACTTCTTACAACAACAAAATTCGATATAACTATGCAGGAATCGGCTATATCTATGATCCAATAGATGATGCATTTATAGCTCCAATGCCTGCTTGTGGCCACGATGAGCTATTACTTAATGATCTCAAGCGATGGGAATGTTCTAATGTCAAGCATCAAGCCACGTCTATCTAAAGCTGCGATACAACTTCGTGAACAGTTCGATGACTGCTTCGGCGATCGTGATCGCACCTCAGACGGCTGGATCGGTGATAGTCGGCACTCAGCTCGTAAGTCTGACCATAATCCAGATGGCCAAGGTTGGGTACGTGCCATCGATGTTGACCGCGATTTATCCGGCAAAGCCAAGCCCGACCTCATGCCCGATGTGGCTGATCAACTTCGTATCTTGGCAAAGTCTGATAAACGCATCTCGTACATCATCTTTGCAGGAAAGATTGCCAGTTCTAAATCGCTATGGCGTTGGAGAACTTATACGGGCATTAACAAGCACGATCACCATTGCCATATATCTTTCACTAGCAAAGGCGATCAGGACGGTTCGTTCTTTCAAGTACCATTACTAGGAGCAACTAAATGAATATGAAACACCCAGCAATTATCTCAATCGGCGCATTCTTAGCTGTATGGGGTACAACTTCTAACTTTGCACTCGACTACCGAGCCATTCTAGGGTCAATCGTTGCCGGTATTTTTGGGTATGCCACGCCTAAAAAATGAGCGCACAGGATTATGCTGCTCTTGCAGTAGCGATCGTGACGGTTCTGGGTGGTGTAACTGCAATGCTCAACTTTATGATCAAACACTATTTAGCGGAATTGAAGCCGAATAGCGGCTCATCGATGAAAGATGCAATAAATCGTTTAGAGACACGCGTGGATAAAATCTACGAAATCTTATGCGATAAGTCACAATAATCCTATGGCGCGCAAACGAGTTATAGACCTTGAGGATTACTCAATGCTAGAGACTTACTGCATTGGGTTAAACGAGTACTGGAAAAGCCTAAAGAAGGCTGGCTTTGCTGACGATGTTGCATTGTGTCTGCTGCTAGAGCCTTTGACGTATCCTGCAACGATCTTGCCAACTCCTAACTGGCTGCCTAACCTTCCCGACCGCATCCCCTATGACGATGACGATGAGGATTAACAATGAAGCGCACCGTAATAGTTCCAGACTTACAAGTCCCCTATCACGATGAAGTAGCAGTAAGAAATGTTGCATCTTTTATTAAGGCATACAAGCCCGATAGCGTCATTACTTTGGGAGATGAAATCGATCTCCCACAGATCAGCCGATGGACAGAAGGAATGCCAGGTTGGTTCGAGCAGACACTTGGAGATGATCGAGACCAAGCAGTAGAAGTCTTATGGTCTCTGGTGGAGCATTCCAAAGAAGCTCACATGATCAGAAGCAATCACACAGATCGACTTTACAATGTGATTATGAAGAAGATACCGGCATTCCTAGCGTTGCCAGAGCTGCGCTTTGAAAAGTTCCTTAAACTCGATGAACTAGGCATCACCTACCATAAGAAGCCTTATGCATTTCAGAAGGGCTGGGTGGCAGTCCACGGAGACGAGCAAGGTATCAACCCTAATGCGGGTCTTACAGCCCTTGGAGCAGCCCGTAGGCACGGTTTGAGCGTTATATGCGGACACACACACAGAGCAGGTCAGTCGGCCTTTACAGAGGCTTCAGGGGGCAAAATAGGGCGCATCCTGCGTGGCGTAGAAGGCGGTCATCTTATGGATGTGCGCAAGGCTGGCTACACAAAGGGAACTATGAATTGGCAGCAAGCATTTGTAATAGTTGAGGACACGCAAGTAACCCTGATTAACCTTGAAAAGGATGGCACTTTCGTAGTCAATGGCCGCAGGTATGGACGATCTCGATAACGACATCCGTCGTACGATAGATGAGGCGGTTGACGATGCAGAATTGTTACCGTTTCGTTATCTAACCTACCGCAGTTCTGTCTGATATTTATGCAACACTTATGTCAAGAAGCTGCGAAGGGCGCAGCAGAAGGGCAGTAAATGTCAATACTACAGTTAATAATCCTAG